TTCGTTAGGTCGAACCCCAAATCGATAACCACATCTATGGTATCTCCATCCAGAACCTTCTTGATCTTCGTAACACGAAAATTGTAGCAGCTCTTCCTGCTTGGTGGTGTCATTGTACCCATTGTATATTGTAATGTCTATTAAAGCTTTATTTATAGAGTCAGCAACAGGGGTTTTATTCTGTTCGAATTTCCATTGGTTCAATGCCTTCGTCATTGTGTTCTGGAATACATTCGGGTTTATCTCCAGAAACAACGGGGTTAGGATTCCAATCATCGTACTTAAATATCCAGTATATACTTATTCCTACTGCGACCAATAGGATTGCAATCATTATATTTATTGACCATACTACTTCAGACATTTAATAATGGAGTAATCCGTATGTACCTAAAGGAATAATATTAAACGCAAGAGAACATCTTGGGTTGTCATTATTATGATGTAATACTTGATGTTCGAGATAACTTGGAAATATTAATAATAAATTAGGACTGGGTGTAAGTAAACATGACATAGAGTTTATATTATTAGGTCCGTCAATATCATCATCAGAATAATAAAAATCCATTTTATCTATATTAGGATTAACAAATGATATTCCACCAGTTCCTTCAGGATATTCATCCTGAAAATAATATACACAACTCCAAAAACTATTCTTATGATTATGAACTAGAGATTGTTCCCCTCTATTCATATAAGTAATCCAAGATGTAGTTATATCATAATCTCTTTTCTTATATCCAATTACTTCTTCAGCAACAGAAGTAAATGTATTTAATAGAATTTTTTTACTCTCTGGATATTTTTCTAGTATTTTCCTACGTTGAGGAGTAACAGTATCATCACCATTACCTAATAATTCACTAGTATCCTCTTCCACATATACCTGAATAATAGGTGAAGGGAATGCAGGAACAACATTGTAATTCATAATTTAAATATTAATCTCTTTGTCTCCAGTCGTCAGATCGTTCTTGATGAAACCAGTCTACCACATCTTGTGGATCTCCGAAACCCCTACGATGTTGAGTTGGATCGGGGTCTCCAATATTCAACTCATTCAGAAAAGAATCTGTGGGATCTGTAGACATTCTTCTTGCAGTATTTAGCATCCCTCTAGCAGCAGTATTTGCCTTTGCTAGTTTGTTTGCCCAGATCATATCTTCTAGACTAACTTCAACACCAGCAGCGATATCTTTACATATTGCTGCTAACCTTAAACGATATTGTGTAGATAGCATAAAGTATTCTTATTAGTATTATTATTTAACCCTATAATGGAGGGTACTCTGATTGTATAAGTTCTACTGATCGTTCAACCTCAAACTCTTTCATGAGACGTTGCACTTGTTTCCTTTCAAGTCCAGCAAGTTGTTCACAATTCTCTAAACATTTGTAGATACATTCCCTATCAGAAATGGGTGGTTTTTTAGGCCACCCATTATGATCAACTTCTCCACCACCAGATGCTTCTACATTAGTTGACATGTATTACACCCTTCATACCAGCACCAGCATGAGGATCACATTGAAACTCATAGTCTCCTGCTTCATTAAAAGTAACAGGGAACTTTTCTCCACTCATGAATGCTAGATCAGGATGAGATAGTTCTTCATGACCAGCAAATATTATATTGTGAGGTGGTAAATCTCCATTAACAAAAGTGACTGTCTCACCTGCATTGATTGTAACCTCATTGGGTTCAAAGACTAAATTGCCTCCTGCACCCATTTGTATATCTGCAGCATATGCTTGTGCTGCTAAACTAAAGGATAGGAAAAGTGAAGTGAGCATGATAGTCAATCTGCTCATCCACCACATTATTTCGTTCTTCATGATTCTTTTAAACAATAGTCAAAAAAATGAGGATGACCATCTAAAAATGGTACATCCTCCTTTGCTTGCTGCATTGCATGGTATGCATCTTCTGCATACTCACATATTTCTACGGGATTCCTTTCTGTGTCGTGATAACCGACAGTGTAGTGGGACATGATCTTTCAACTCCAGTACGTAATTATATAGTACACCAATTAAGTATAAACTACTATCATTGTGTGGGAACCCTAATCCTTCTTCTTACCCATCTCCTTAAGCATCTTTTGTAGGTCTGCTGTACTACCCAAGAACATAGTGTTGTTAACGGTTTTGGGTGTAGCACCTGCTGTTGGTTCATCTAATTTTTTCATCTTCCCTTGAAGATCAATTAACTTATCTGTCATGTCAGCAACCTGTTTCATTGCATTAGTAGCAACTTCATATGCTCTAGGGTGACCACTCTCTTGTGCTACTTCCAAAGCACCACGAACTGCTTCTTGTCCTTGATCTATAAGACTATAAAGTTCTCCTCTAGTATATTCATAATCATCTTTACTGTCAGTAGAAACATCACGTAACTGTTTCTTTCTAGTAGTACATCCATTTTCAGGAGTACTTGAGACCTCAATATCGAAGACATCTTCCATATTCTTGGCCATCTTATTATCTATTTTTTCGGTCATAATAATTCAATTCCTTCATTAAATCCAAAGTCATCTGTTGAGATTACTAATGCGTCATCTGCTGCATCGATTACACCATCAGCATTCTTATCAGTTTTTGCTTTAGGTGAATAAGTCATCTTGGTTTGACGCTTGCCTTGATTCTTATCTCCAGTTGATTCGTATACAATTGCTTTCTTGATAACATCCGACTTGTTGAATGGTCCGTATATGTATGACCTTGCAGTGAAACTCATTGTCCATACAATACTTCTTCTGTCTAGGAAATTATCATCCCAGTCATCAGCATAATTTATGTTATTAAGAATAATAGAAACATCTTTTTTCTCATTCATATCAGGAATGAAATTAAGTGTTACATTAAAATTTGGTTGGAAGTAAGGTAATATCTGTTCTAGTATCTGAAGTCCTGTGTCTTGTGACTTTGCAATGATACCTAATTCAAATTCCATATTATATGGAACTGGTACATACTGCATCCTTACTTCATTCTCTTCACCAACTCCTGCTATAGTTCTATACTTCTGTGTCGGTGCAATTTTTCTAGTAGAATCATATGTAATACCAGACATTTCAAAATAAAGTCTTGGTAATGTAATAGCAACTTTCTTGTCCACACTTGGGTTTTGTTCCAATCGTGTTAAGAATTTATTCTGTGGTCCGTATGCAAGAGGTACTTTCTCTGCCTCTAATACAGCACCATTATTATCATACTTTCTTGTTTCAATATTATTGAATAATGTACCGAAAGCAACAACGGTTTTACGTATTGCTTCGTTATAAAAATGTGGTCCTAACATTACCAGTCACCAGATATATTTCCTGCTTCACCAAATGGATTAACCTCACCCCAATCAACAAGATCATCACCTTCGGTCTCTATGTATTTATTATCACTAAATGCACTTGTTTCCATTGTTAAGTTATCTATAGATGTAATCTCTCTAACTGTACCAGATTCAGATCCAGTTAAAGTCTCACCAGCATTGAAGTTACCAGTTCTATTGATGAGAGTAAGTACATCTAAATTTCTATCCCAATAAGATACTTCAGCAGTAACTCCAGTTACAGATCCAGTGACAGTCTCACTTAATGAGTAATCACCAGTACCAGCAGTATCCATTTGAATAGAAATTGATGGACTAAAGATCTCTTCAATGTCATCAATACCAGGAACACCTGTCTCAAATTTATCATCACCCATCTCATAGATCTCGGCAGTCATCTGGTAAACATATGTTTTACCTAATTGATAGAAAGGTGCTTCTCTTTCTACAAACTTAATCTCATACAAATCTTCTGTTAGTGGATAGTATAATAAATCTCCTTCATTGGGTCTACCATCAACCTCTGTTATATCAGCAAAGTTGTTAAAGATCTGACTCCATCTATTTTTAGATACAACAAATTGTATCTCATCAGTTACTCTTAAACCAAACTTACTAATAAATTCTGAAGGTGATCCAAATCCCTCTACGTTAATGAGGAACATCTCAATCATCCACTGGGTTTTAAATTCAGAATACTTTATATCATCTAGGGTCATGTCCTTAACACTTGACCTAGGAAGATAATAAACATCTGTTCCGAAAAGTTTAATCTGTTCGTCAATTAAACTTTGTATTAAATTCTGCTCGGTAGATACACCACCGTGCTGTGGAAAATATATACTCTTCATCCTATCATATCCATAGCAGGAAGTTCATATTGATCTTTACCTTCTGCTAGGATCATAGCAATTTCTTTCTCTGCATCAGAAAAGATCTTCTCTCCATTAAGAGAAACACCACCAGGAAGTTGTACTCCTTGGAACTTGATTAAATTCTGACCCCATTGCCTTTTGATTAAAGCAGGAATATATTTCTTAAGCCATCTATCATTATAGACTTGTGTGTATTCCATAGGATCTAATGCCCTATAACAATCTATAAGAAGATAGTTTCCTTCTACAACCTTTGAAGCATCTATATCTAAAAATAATTTATCTTGTCTTTGATTCCATCTATACTCTACCAAGGCACCAGTGTTGACAACCATATCTAGAGTTTCAAAGTACTGACGAATCATATAATAATTCGTCATATCGAAATTACCAAAAGCAAATCCAGATGAGAATGAGAATATATCCATCAAGAAATACTGGTTACTCAATCCAAATAGATCGTTACGAACCCAGTTGGATGATACACCAAATACTTTAGATATACCTATAACATGATTGGGTATTGAAAGAAAATTATTTCTATTCTCCCATGTAGTATCACTATCAATTGACTTAACTTCTATAGTTGCATCAGTGTTACCACCACTAATGGTAATAGTGTCTCCAATAGCATAATCTTGACCATCATCATTAATTAATATAGATGTTATAACACCACTATCTGTGGTAGTATTGAATGTTAATCCAGTACCACTACCACCAGTCGTAGCAACTGCAGTATCATTAGTATACCCAGTTCCACCAGATGTCAAGGTAAATGTTACAGTACCTTCATCACCTGAAACAACTTTAAGTTGATCTGAACCTTTAAATCTTTCTACATCATCAGCAGTAATTTTATGCTTAAGAAACATTCTCTCAATGCCATCGAAATGACGTTCGTGAAAATGTTGCAAAGCATCATCAATCAGATCCTCCACCTGTTCATCATCTACGTTGACTTCCAGGACTGGATGACCCAATCTCCTTAATGCATAGTCTTTTAACTCTGCCCTAGAGGAAGGTTGTGCCATGTTATCTCCTTATGCTTGTGCTTCTGCCCAACGTAAGTTAATCGTTGCGTTAATAGCATTACCAGACGTTAGGTAAGCATTAATCGCCAGAACATCAGGACCGTTGGGGAATGTACCACGTCCACCAATTGGTGTGTTAGTAAGTTCTTTTAGTTCTGATAGGTCTAGGTTGTCTCTTTCACCACCACCAGAGGCAGTAAAGGAGAATACCTGCTCTCCAGGAATCGCCGCCGCAACAATTGGTGAGAAGGTATATGTAGTATTTCCAGTACCACCTGGTCTTGTTGCGTCAGAGAAGACCAAGTAAACTTGGCTACTATTTCTATTCCTGATGTTAGTAACAGTAGTTCCTCCTTTTAGGTCACCACCAGTAATAGACCAACCAATCTGTACACCAGCAACAGCTGTTTTATCGAATATAACCCATGATGTTCTATAGTTCTGATTATGGTTGTTAGCAGCACTAATTGGTGAAGCAGCACCCTCCCATGTAACGTCAGCACCAGATGCAACTTGTGCGAATGATGGTTGTCCACCAGCACCACCAGTATTCAATCCATTCCATAAAATATTTGTTGGATCAACAGGGAAGTTTTTCGGATTCATAACACCCTCAACAATAACACCCTGTGAAGCTGTACCACCCTGTGTAGTGATCTCAATGTTCTTGAGTAGTAATTGTGCTCGGTTAATTAGTTCTCTTTCTCCTAGGTCTCCAGTAACAGAGTTAGAAACACTAGGTGATAGACGAATCAAGAAGATCGCACTCTTATCAGTTGAAATTTCAATTTCCTTTTCTTGCCATGAGAAAAGATAACCACGATCTTCATCAAATCCACCATCAGTTAGGAATGCAGAACCCCAGTGATTAATCTGTGGTGTAGCAGTAGTTGATAATAGAACAACACCACTACCTCTAGTGTGAGAAATAGCATCACCAGCAGTATAAGTTCTTTGAGATCCACCAGCAAAGTTGGTATGAGTTGCTGCTCTTGTAAGACCAGTTAAAAGATTACCAGATTTGTTATTATAATTAATAATCTCATTATTCATAATTAATGTACCACTACTAGGGAATAGTGTTCCATCTTCTAATGTCATTGTCTCTTGACTTGAATCCATTGCAATTGCCACTCTTCCTCTAGCACCTTCGTTAATAACCTCATACCTAACAGGTAAGTTACCAGAACGCATAAATGCTTCGTTGTTCATGTTGTTATTCTTCAATCTATGTAAGAATACAAAGTTACCATCTGGTCCTCTGAACATCCAATCGATGAATCCTGCTCCATACCATGAGTATTGGAATCCCATCATCTGCATCTTCGTGATGTCAGTATTGTATCCAGACTTACCTGTACCATCTGCCCTATCAATATTCCACTGACTTTGTGGAATAAGAATTTCTTTTGTTAATGCAGCTTTTACATTAGAAACTGTAGTAACTCCCCTGTAATCAGGATTCATATACAACGTTGAATCATCATCAATCTCTGTAACGAGATGACACATACCACGAATTACAATACGGTCACCCACTTTTAACTGTTCAGTAAACTTGGTGTTAGTTCCATTTAATGTATTACTATCTGGAGTAGCAGTTACAGTACCAGCAATTTGATATGTAGAAGATCTTAATCCACATGAAACAACATCTCCATCATACTGAATGAAGATACCATTCTGATCATCAAAAGCACCAGCACGAACTGTAGCACCTTTCCACTTATAAAGTGAAACAACTGGTTGATCACCAAATTCTGCATTAGTATGCTGTAGTACTTGTGTAGCAATAACAGTAAATGTAATTTCATCAATGATTGATGCTACAACATAATGACCATTATAACCAGTAGATGTTATACCACGAATTTGTATCTGTGCTCCAACCTGGAAACCATGATTCAAATCATCTGTTTTAAGTGTAATGATACTTCCAACTGCTGTACCATTAGAAATAGCAGAACGCAAGTCATAGTTTGGAGCAAACAAAGCACCAGTGGTATACATAATACCTTTACCTGACTGGTATCTAATATACTTTTTAGACTGCCTAACTGCTTGAGCACCGTGAGCAGGTGATCCAGTTCCTAGTTGTACACCACCATCAAATGGTCTATGTCGATAGAATGAATCTGTTCTTGGATATATCTTACCAGCCAAACTACCAGAAACATTACCAGTAGTTCTTGCAGTATA